CCATGTCGGCCTCCTAGCCTCAAAGTTAGGGGGCAAAGCGTCTACAAATCTAGGGGCACCTCAAACGGTCTCTTCAATGCCTTGAGCGGATCACACTGTCACCGTGCCAAGACCTGCATCCAACGACAAGAACGGTTGAACGTGCAAGCGATAACAATGCCTTAAGTGAGCCGATCCTTAGCGCGAAAAGCCAAGGCTCATTTTGCATTTATGTCGGGTGCTGGAAAAACACATAGGGTTGATGCGAACACTCCAATGCCCCGCTACATGCCGATCAGGGCTTGAGGTAAATCCGCGCCGCCTCTGACCAAGCCTCATGGCGTGAGACGCGCGATGACCAGCTGACACTGGTCGTGCCATCGAAGATATATAGATAGCCTTCTGCGCATATCGCGCCCATTTCCAGGGTCATGCCGCCCGTGCCCTGCGCGCCTGTGACGGCAAAGCGCATGCGCGCAACCGGCATGTCACCGCGGCGATGAACGGATTCGACGTCGATTTCGCTGTTCATATCCCCGCCCAATGACACCCAGTTTTGCCCGAACAGAGGGGTGCCGAGCACCAGAAGGCCCGCGGTCCAAAGTGCAGTTCTCATCATGAGCCTCCGACCCGCGTTTAAAGCTGGATGCGGTGACGCTCGGCGACTTGGGTCACACAGAGCAGCATCGGCTCCGGCATGCCCGTGAAAATCGTGCATTTATGGTTCAGCTCTTGGCGGAACGCCTCATAGGCTTCGCGGCTGATACCATGCTCATCGGCAATCTGCTGCGCGCGCTGTTCACGCACCACATAATCCAAACCGGTGAACATAGCGCCATAGGGGCCGTCTGCCGTCGAGGCAAATCTGATTTCCGCACGCGCGGGCACGGTGCTTGTGAGACAGAGCGCAAGCAGTGTGGGGATCATGTGCCGAGGGCGGAAAGGTGCCATGTCGAATGCCTGCAATCAGTTATGCGGAAAGATGCCGTCATCAGAAATGACGTGCCGCGCATGGATATGCGCAAACTCGTCGGTCGAAACTTCTCACGCTTGCGGCGTACCAAGGGCCTCACACAGGAAGACGTCGAGGCGCGGTCTGGCTTCAGCCAGTGAGGTTTGACACTTAATCTTGCAGTGAACCCGGAAGACGGCGGGGGAACCCGGAAGACCTCGGACAAGGTAAGAAAAACAGGGGGTTGGGAAGGGTTTGGGCGCTTTCCGGTGTGCTGCCGGGGCTGTCATGCAGTGTGCGCTGAAAAGGCTCATCAAGGGGCGTTGAAGGGCGTTTCAAGGGCATGACGCAGGACAGCGGCAGGGTCGGCCAAAGCCCAAGAAAACAAGGCGGAATCGGGGATATTGGCGGCGAAGGCGCGACGGGGCGCCGGGGCGCCGGTTCCGAACATACAAATAGAGCCGTAAGTTGGCCTTCGCAGTTGTATGTTGCGATCAAGCTTTTGAAATGTAATGGATATCCAGAAGTTTGCTTCGGGCCAACTGCGCCCAGAACATACAACTGATTTTTCGGCTTAGACCTTGATCTCGTGCTTAGCCGCTTCTGCCTTGGTCACCTGTCGGAACCAGCATTTGCAAACGTAGGCGTCACAGCCTGGCATCGGCAGCACTGGAAAATGGTTCCACGGCATGATCCGCTTTTCCATCTCCAGGGCGAGTTTGCACGGGCAGTCTAGAGGATCGCTCATATCCGCCGGCCCGAGCCGAAACTGAGAATATGGGAACGCTCCGCACGTCCTTTCCGTCCGCGCCCGTTGCGCCTCCAACCTGAGTGCGCGTGTAGCTGTCCGCAAAACCCGCTTTTCCTCCTCAAACTCTCCCTTCCTGACGCCCTTTTCGCGGATCCCTCGAAGGGTGTTCGCCAAGCCATGAAGCCATGCCTCGTTCACCTCGCCTCGATACCCGCACCAAGACGCCGCCCAACGAAGAGCGGTCATCTTTTGCGCGTCGGTGGCCTCCTCTGGATGAACAAAACCCAGAAGCTCTGGAGTGACAGCCCGCCCGTTCATATCAATATCAGGGCGTTTTGCCTGCTGATACGGGACTGGCGCCAAGGCGCGTTTGAGCCAACCAAACATGCACCTAATCCCTGTTCGTGTGCGCCCACCAAACAACCTTGCCGATGATTGAAATGGTCTTCAGATCGGCTGCCTGGCGCAGTTCCGGCGGGTAATCGGTATTGTCTGAAATCAGCATCATTTGATCAGGTGTCGGGCGTTCAATCCGCTTCACGCGGGCCTCGCCGTTGTCGATCAATGCATAGATGGGTGAACGGCGCTGGTCGCGTGTTTCTCGGCCGCGAACCGGCGGATCGTTGGCGCGGGTGTCGATCAGGATCATGTCGCCGTGCCAAAGGCAGGGCTGCATGCTGTCACCATGAACGCGTGCGAGCCGGGCGGTCGAGGCGGAAACGCCGATCCGTTGCAGCCAATCGCGGCGGAAGGCGAGATTGTCGACGACGGCTTCGGAGCCGTTGAAGGCACCGGCACCAGCTGCCAGCAACGCATCGTGCAGCGGAATATGGGCGTAGTCGGCGCCATCGACTGTCAGACACGCGACCGGACCAGCATCCCGAGCCGGGCCTATGTAGAGCTCTAGACCAAGCGCGCTACAAATTTCTTCCACGCGGGATAGCGTCGGACCTGCCTTCTTCTGGCTGCGCGTGACGTTACGAATTGCATCCGGCGCCAAGCCTGAGCTGGTTTCGATAGCATATGCGTTTGTATTCAAAGCCTTAAGGCGTTGAGCGACGATATCTCCGAACTGATCAGCATATTTTGGCACGATTCGGGATAAATACCGAAAATCTGCTGTCCTGTATAGCTTGACCATCGGTAGCGTTACCGTTTATCTATTCGGTAACGATACCTGAGCGGAAAAGAATATGGATAAGCAGCAGTTGATCAGGTTGGCGGAAAGCTATGCGGCCCATTTTGGGCTGACCCTGTCCACCGTCTCCACCTATGCCGCCAATGATGGAAAGTGGTTGTCCGGGCTGAAGGGTGACACGAGTTGCACCCTTCGGAAGGCTTCCGCTGTCATTGGCTGGTTTGCGCAGAACTGGCCTGCTGACCTCGCCTGGCCGACCGACATTGCCCGTCCCCCGAAATCGAAGGACGCCGCGTGATGTCGCCTCAACCCTTTTCGCCGGGGCCGGCTGGCCCCTGCCGCGGCGGAAGCCGCCCTGACCGTGACGGGATGGCAGCCCCGTCGGGTCAGGGCGCGCCGCGCAGGTCGGTCTGGCAGCGCCTGCGCGCCCTGGATGCGCGCATCAACGATTGCTGGGTCGGCGATCTGCTCGGGGTGATCCTGATTTTTCTGATCCTGGCGGCGACCCCGGTCGCGCTGCCCATCCTTGTCATCATCTGTGGAGGCAATCCGTGACCTTTCTCGATCCCCAGTCGAAATGCGCCATCTTCGCCTGCATGCGCGGCGAGCTGCTGAACATGGCAGCGGCCGAGGCGCAGGCCGAAGAGCCCGAGATCGACATGCAGGAAGCAAGCCTGCGGTACGACGAAGCGGCGGCACGGCTGCTGGGTTTCGCCGTCCTGGCCGAGGAGTGCGGCCTGATGACCGAAATCGCGGGCTATCTCGCCACCACCTACGGGGGCTGACATGCGGGCGCTCGATGATTTCCACATGTTGACCCAGCATTTGCAGGCGGCGCGGCTTGCCCGCGCGACCGCCCGGGATATGGGCGTCGGGCAGCATCGGCGCGACCAGGCGACGGTGGCCTATGGTCGCGCGCTGGATTGCATCTTCGATTTGCTCGACCGGCTGGACCGGGAGCCGATGCTGGCCTCGCCGCAATGCAAGCCCACCCTGGCGGTGTTGGCCGAAACGCTCAGCGCCATCGACCAGGGCGAAAAGGTTCTGGGGCGGCTGAAATGAGTGTGATTGCTGACACCTATCGGCCGAAGTTCGGCCTGGACAGGATCGCAGGTGACTGGCGCATCGTCGCGCCGGACGGGGCGCTGCTGGATCAGCCTTACGCCTGCCACAAGGCCGCGACCGAAGCGATGCACCGGCTGCAATCGGAGGCCGACAAGGCCGCCCGGCGCGGCCCGCGACCCTGCATGTGCTGCGGCCAGCAGTTCGAGAGCGAGGGCATTCACAACCGGATGTGCAACCGCTGCCGTGGCCGCGACGAGGGCCACTGGATGAGCGCCGGCAATACCAGCACCGGCAAGGTGCGCCGTGCGGCAACGCAAGGCTGACAGGAATACCAAGGGGCCAGACGATGAAACCACCGACCTTGATGCAACAGAACCGGGTACGGGTCGCCGATATCGTGATCGGTTCGCGCCTGCGCCCGGTCAGCGCGGCGGGCGTTGACAGCCTGATCGCCTCGATCACCGAAACCGGGGTGATGAAGGACGCCATCCATCTGCGCAAGAAGAAGGATGGCAGCCTGCACCTGCTGGCAGGTGCCCATCGCACCGAAGCCGCCCGGCGGCTGGGGTGGGACGAGATCGAGGCGAAGATTTGGGCGGATGTGACCGACGACTGGGCGCGGCTGATCGAAATTGACGACAATCTTGCCGGTGCCGAGATGAACGCCCTTGATACGGCGGTGTTTCTGGCCACGCGCAAGGCGGTCTATGAGCGGCTGCACCCTGAAACCAAGCAGGGTGTGGCGGGTGGTCTGGCGCGTCAGGGTTCAGCAACGGAACTTAGTTCCGTTGCTGCCTTCGCGGTTGCCACCGCCGAAAAGTTCAACATGACAGATCGGCAGGTCCGAAAGATCGTTGCCGCCGGCTCCAAACTCGGCCCCGACGAGGTCGCAAAGCTGCGCGCGGCACCGCGTCAGGTCAGCCTGAAAGACCTGATCGAGATTAGCAAGATCAGCCAGCCGACAGACCGCTATGATGTGGTGCGCCTGCTGTCCGAGGGCAGCGCGAAATCGGCGGCAGAGGCCGCGCGCAACCTGAAACCCGGCAGCGCCGCACCGGTCGATGCCAATGAGGCCGCATTCCGGGCGCTGATGGCCGCGTGGAAGCGCGCGCCCGCCGCCGCCCGGCATCGTTTCCGCGCGGAAATCGCCGGGGGCGATATTGCGGAGGTGGCCGCGCAATGAGCCTCAATCTGCCAATCAAGGAATGGTGGTCGGCGCAGGAGATCGCCGATGCCGGGCTGCCAGATTTGCCGAAATCCCAGCAAGGGGCGGACGCGCTTGCGAAAAAGCTGGACTGGCGCGGCCATCCCAAATTCGCCCGCCGCCGCGAAGGGCGTGGCGGCGGCTGGGAGTATCACTGGCGGCTGTTCCCGGCCCGTGCGCAACGGGTGCTGATCGAACGCGCCAATCCGACCGAGGCGCCGAAGGCCCGTCCCGACCGTGAAAAGGTCTGGGCATGGTTCGATGCCCTGCCGGAATGCGTGAAGGACAAGGCCCGGCGCAGCCTGCGCATCTTGCAGGAAGTGGAAGCCCTGGCGCCCGCCGTGACGAAGTTCGTCGCGGTCGGCATGATCGCGGGCCAGCACAAGGTTGCGGACCGCACGGTCTGGAACTGGTTCGAGCGGGTCGAAGGGGTCGATCCGGCCGACCGTCTGCCCTATCTCGCGCCCCGGCACCGCGCCTCGCTGCCCAAGGGCCAGAAGGTCGAGGCCGCGCCCGAGTTTTATGCCTGGTTGAAGGTCAATTTCCTGCGCCTTGAAGGCCCCGGTTTCAGCCAGTGCTGGCGGGATGCCAAGGCGCTGTGCGAGGCCAATGGGCAGCCCTGGCTGGAGGAGCAGACCGCCCGGCGCTGGCTGAACAAGACGGTTTCGCGGATCGAGCAGGTCTTCGCCCGCGAAGGGATGAAGGGGCTGCGGCAGGTATTCCCGCCGCAGATCCGCGACCGCAGCACGATGTCGGCCATGGATATGGTCAATGCCGACTGTCACAAGATCGACGTTTTCGTCTGGTGGCCGGGATATGCGAAGCCGATCCGGCCGCAGCTGATCGTCTGGCAGGATATCTATTCCGGCAAGATCCTGTCCTGGGCGATTGATACCGACCCCAACAAGGTCGCGGTCATGCAGTCATTCATGAAGATGCTGAAGGATTTCGGCATCCCTGGTCACTGCCTTTTCGACAACGGGATGGAATTCGCCAACAAGGACATGACCGGCGGGGCGAAACACCGTTTTCGCTTCAGGATTTCGGATGAAGAGCCGGTCGGCATTCTCGGCCTGCTTGGCATCGGCATGAGCTTTGCCACCCCCGCCCATGGTCAGGCCAAGCCCATCGAACGGGCCTTCCGCGATTTCGCGGGCGATATCGCCAAGGATCCACGATTTGCGGGCGCCTATACCGGGCACCGGGTGGATGCCAAGCCCGAGAACTACATGTCGAAGGCCATCGAACTTGAGACCTTCATCACCGTGGTCGAAGAGCGGATCGCGGAGCACAACGCCCGCGACGGTCGCCGGTCGCATACCGCGCAAGGCCGGTCGCTGGACGAGACCTTCGCGGAAAGCTACGCGCGGACCCCGATCCGGCCCGCCACCGAAGAGCAGCTACGGCTGTGCCTCATGGCGCAGTATGTGCGGGATTTGAACCGGAAGAACGGTCAGATCACCCTCTACAAGAATGCCTATTGGTCGGAATGGATGTCGGAGATCGCCGGCCGGAAGGTGACCGCGCGCTTCAACCCCGAAGACCTGCACGAGGGGGCCTATATCTACAGTATGGCGGGTGAATACCTCGGCTATGCCGAATGCCGCCAGAAATCCGAATTCCGGGATCTGGCTTCGGCCAAGGCGGCGGCGCGGGAATGGTCGCGGCGGCGCAGGCAGTATCAGGCCATGCTGAAGGAACAACGGCCGATCTCGATCAACGATCTGGCGGCGGCGCTGGATGCCCGCCCGAAGGTGACGCCGGTGGCGCCCGAGGCAAAGGTGGTCAAGCTGGACCGTCTCGCCCAGATCGAGTTGCGCAAGAAGGGCGGCGGCCTGGTTCAACCCGCATTGCCGGTACCCGACACGTCACGCGACGCCGAACTGGCGGTGTTGCAATTCCCGACCCCTGCGCCCCTGCCGAAACGCGACCCCGAGGTCGAGCGGTTCTGGCGGATGATCGAGATCGAGACCCGCATGAAGGCCGGAGAGGACATCCCGGCTGCTGATGCGGAGTTCTGGGGCCGGATCAAGGATCACCCGGTCTACCTCTCCCAGCGAGAGGCCTATGACCGCTTCGGTGCAGTCGCCATCGGATGAAAGTGCCGCCGGGGGCGGGCAGGCCCCACGG